ACCGCGGCATCCACCTTGCAGACGGTTCTGGAACTTATCACGTCAAAGCTGCAAGAGGTCGAGCAGTGCAAGGCATCACCGTTAGCCTCGGCATCGTCGACGAGTTGCACATCCTGCCAGACGAACTATATTCCAGCCTCACTTTAGGAACGTCGACACGCAAAGACGGTTTGGTCGTCGGTATCACTACGGCGGGTAACGAGGAATCGGCTACGCTCATAAACCTTTACCGAAATGGCCAGGCTGCTATTGACGGTGCTAATGAACGTTTTGGGTTCTTCTGCTGGGAGGCTCCGGCGAACTGTGACCTTTATGATCCTGAAGCAATCATGGCCGCCAATCCATCGGTCGCTGCTGGCCGTATCAGCATTGACACGATCATCTCGGACATGAAAACCATTCCCGAGCACGAGGCGCGACGGTATCGCCTAAACCAGTTTGTGACCGGCACTGGCGAGTCTTGGCTTCCTGGCGAGTTGTTTATCAGCGCAGCAGGGACAGGCATCGAAGACATCGAGGGTTGCGTCTTATCTGTTGACCAAACCGACAACTTTGCTCACGCCACTATCGCAGCTGCTAAACGAGTCGGCGACACCTATCAGACTGAAATCGTGGCCAGCCTGAACGATTACAACGAGGAGCAACTGGCGGAGTTTATCAAAGAACTTTACGTAGCCCATAAGGCCGTAGCCATTACCCTGGACGACCGAAAGAGCCACGCGCTAAAGCGTCGCATGGAGTCGCTAGGCTTAGAGGTTTGGAGCCTTTGGGCGAAAGAGTTTGCTAGTGCTTGCGCGACCGCTTACCAAATGTTTGCACTGGGCGCGGTAACTCACGCTAACGATCCGTTACTCATAAACCAGAATCCTCGAGCATTCACCAGGTATCATGGCGAAGTCTGGCAGATTAGCCGTCGCGAGTCAGCTGGCGACATTGACGCGGTAATCGCGACCGTCATGGCGCTTTATGTTGCTTCGGCTAGACAAGAATCTGGTGTTGGAGTATTCTAAGACACGCCGGAAAGCGTTACAATGTCGTTACAAACGATAAGGTTATTGTATGGCATCTATCTGGTCGCGTCTGCTAGGCAGAAACGAAACTAGAGCAACCACCACCGGTATCGCAGTTCCTATGCGATCAGAGTTTGGCTACTCTAAAACTTCAGCACTATCGCTCACGTCTGTCTTTCGAGCAATCCAGATTATTGCCACACCCATCTCGAAGATGCCTATCGAAACGTTCCGTTACGGTGGTGGCCTCGAGGCTAAGATTGAGAACCCTGCGCTAGTCAACAACCCATCGTTGAACGACTCTCGCAGAGATTTCTTATATCAGACGGTGACATCGTTGGCACTTGAGGGCAACGCATACTGGTTCAAAAACTTCGACAGCCGTGGACAAGTCAACGATCTCACCATCCTCCCAGTCTCTGCCGTAAACGTGCGCCTAGACGGCCCTACAGGGCTCACAGGTGTCAAGGTATTCGACTACATGGGTAAAACCTACACCATCGCCCAAATCGAGCACCTACGGCTATTTACAGAGCCTGGACTACTCAAAGGCATTGGCCCACTGCAGTCGTGTTGGGAAGACGTGCGCGGAGCACTTGAGCTGCGCAACTACGCCTCAACTTGGTTCAGCACTGGTGGAGTGCCTACCGGTGTCCTAAAGACTTCTAAGCCGTTGAGCAAAGAGGACGCTGCACAGGTGACGGCTAACTGGCACGAGAAGCAGGCTACGCGCCAGGTGGCAGTCTTGTCTGAGGGCTTCGATTATTCAGTGATCGCGCCAACGGCCAGCGACGTGCTATACACTCAGCAACTAAACCAGTCGGTGCAAAACATCGCCAGAATGTTCGGTATCCCTGCCAGGTTGCTCTTGACCGCGGTAGATGGAACCTCGGACACTTACGCAAACTTGTCGGACGAAAACCAGATCTTCTACCGACACACAATCATGGCTTACACCGATGCTATAGCCGATGCACTCACAAACTGTCTGCCTCGAGCTACTCGCGTGCAATTCAACTTTGAGGGACTATTCAAAGCGGACATCGCCTCCCGATACGACTATTACAAGGTCGGTGTCGATGGTGGCTGGTTGACCGTTGAAGAAGTCCGCGCCAAAGAAAACCTTTAGGAGTCTTATGGACATGGAAACAAGAGAAGTCGAGTTTAGACTCGAGAACACAAACGAACGCACGATTACCGGACTGGCTGTCCCATACAACCAGGAAGCGGATCTCGGTGGATACAAGGAACGCTTCGCACCTGGAGCAATCCAGTCACTTAATGACGTCAAGTTGTTTTACGGCCACGCTGAACCTATCGGCAAAGTTGTTGATGGACGCGAAACCGCAGACGGCTACGAGATCACCGCAAAACTGACCGAGGGAGTGCAACGTGCAGACGAAACTCTCGCACTCATGCGCGACGGTGTTCTCAACAAATTTTCGGTTGGCTTCATGCCAGTCGAACAGACTCGCGACGGCAACGTCGTGACTAGGACTCTAGTGGACCTCAAAGAGGTTTCAGTCGTCCCATTCCCTGCCTATTCGGGCGCGGAAATAACCCAAGTTCGTGAGGAACAAACCTCCGACGCAACCCCAGAAAGTGAGATTTCTATGTCTGACAACATTGAAATCGACCTCGGTGCAATCAAGGACGAAGTGGCAGAGCTGCGCCGTTCCGTTGAAGCCACCGTCGTCGCACCTTCGACCGCTGTAGCTATCCCAGAGTTCCGCAGCTACGGTGAGTTCGTTCAGGCTTACGCTCGCGGTGACGAAAGCGCATTGGACCTTGCAGTCCGCGCTGCCAGCACCTCAGCTGACGCCGCTCTCCGTCCTGGCTTCCTCGGAGCCATCGACAACCTGATCCGTCGCGTTCGTGTCACCGCTAACGCATTCTCGAGCGTGGCCCTGCCAGCAAACGGTCTAACCGTCGAGTATGCAAAGGTCAACACCAACACCATCGCTACCGGTAAGCAAGCAACCGAAAACTCGGCTCTAACCGATGGAAACATCGCCTGGACCACCGTATCGGCTAACGTTGCCACCTACGGATCGCAGTCATCGGTTTCTAAGCAGTTCATCGAGCGCGCAAGCATCGACACTCTTTCGGGCGTGTTCACCGCTATGGCTATCGGTTACGCAAAGAAGACCAACGACGACGCAGTCGCTACCCTTGCAGGTCTAACCTGGACTGGTAAGACGTTCGACGCATCGGCTCTCACCTCTGCCGCCGTTATTGGTGCAGTCGCTGACGGTGCATCTTACATCTTCCAAAACTCGGGCATGACTCCAGACTTCATTCTGTGTGACCCACAGGCTTACAAGAAGCTCGTGACCGTCGTTGACAACACTGGCCGTCCAGTAGTGCTACAGACTGGTGCTGGCGACAACAACATTGGTGCAGCCAACATTGGAACCCTCACCGGATCCATCGCTGGCCTACCAATCCTCGTCGACCCTGCATTGGGTGCAAACGTTGCTTACCTCGCTAACTCGATGGCTCTCCAGTCGCTCGAGTCTGCTGGTGCACCAGTTCGCCTAACTCAGGAGACCGTTGGCACACTAACCAACACCTACGCCGTTTACGGCTATGGTGTCTTCTCGACCGTCCCATTCGAGGGCGCTGTCGTGAAGATCAAGATGGTCTAGTAGGTCCCTCATGGCCGTTACGCTTCAACAGTTCAAGGATTACGTTGGCACTAAAGACGCCAGCGACTTCCCTCAACTTTGTCTAACGTCCGGCCACCAACTGGTCACGAATAAGGTCAAAGGCTATGCAGTCCCAGCCCAAGTTCATGACCAGGCGGTGCTTATGGTGGCGTCGGAGTTATTCCACCGTCGCCAGGCACCGAACGGTATTAGCCAGTTCGCAGATGCAACTGGTCAAGCGGTTCGCATTGGCAAAGACCCTATGGTTGCTGCTAATGCGATCCTGCTACCTTATCTCGGGTATGCGGTATGACCGTTAGCGAGATCACGGCTGTCAAGGCGGAGTTAGCATTGGCTTTATCTGATGCTGGCCTCGATGTTATGGATTACATTCCTGGGCGTGTTACGCCTCCGGTTGTTATTTTTACTCCTGGCACGCCGTATCTCGCGCCCGAGACGGTTGGCAACGAATACGAGCTCAGCCTTGACCTCAAAGCCGTTGCTATGACCGCAGACAACGAAATGGCTACCAATGCCTTAGACCTACTCGTTGAGCAGGTCGTCCACGCTATAGCGCAACTCAACTACGTCCGTTTCAAGTCAGTCGGATCACCATACGCTCTCGAGGCGAACGGTGCAACCTACTTGTCTGCAGACGTCAGTATTGCGCTATCACTAACTCTTTAGGAGAACCATGCCAGCGTCAACACGCATCAAGGCGAGTAACATCGTCTTCAAAATCGGGACCACCGATTACTCTTGCGACGCAGACTCGGTCGAGCTAACGATTGGTGACGCTCCTGGCGACGTCCGCACCTTTTGCGAGGTTTCGGTCGGTCAGGAATGGAAGTTGTCACTTAGCGGTGTAACTTCTGGCGACACTGGATCGCTTTACCGTCTGCTTTACGCAAACTATGGCACTGAGGTTGCTTTCACCATCGCACCTGGTGGTAACGCTTCCCCAACGACAACTAACCCTCACTACACTGGAACCGTCATCTTTGACCAGCTGCCTCCGCTGTCTTTGACTTCTGGTGAAATTGTGAAGTTTACTGTTGAACTCACCGTAAAGAACACTGGAACTGACACGGCTGCAACGCCGCCAAAGTATTTCGGTGTGTCGGTGAAAACCGCCTAATGCCACAAGGCTCTATTCGCGTTGAGGGACTTCGAGAGACACAAAGAGCTCTCGGAGCCCTCGGCGCGGATAAAAACGAAATAGCCAACGCAAACTACGAAGCTGCACGCAAACTCATCGAAGCAGCCATGCCATTAGTTCCTATCAGATCAGGTCGACTACGCAGCACACTAAGACCAGCCAAAGCAACCGGATACGCAGCTGCTCGAGCAGGACTAAACTCAGTCCCATACGCAAACCCAATCCACTGGGGTTGGTCAATCGTCGGAGCAAACCACAAAGGTAAACTCGCTCCTGGTCGGTTCAGAAACATCAAACCGCAACCATTTTTCAGCGAAGCACTCGGTTACACATACCAAGAAATCATCGCCAACTACAATAGAGACATGCAACAACTAGTCGACAAATACATGGGAGGAAAAAAATGAACATCGACTTTGACACGCTCACACTCAACGAGGTCGAGCAAATTGAAATGCTCACAGGCGCAAGCATCCAAACCATCATGACCGACGAAGCACCCAAAGGGCGCACACTCAAGGTCATCCTATGGATCTTTGGCAAACGCGCTAACCCATCCATGACTTTGGAGGAAGCCGGAGAGA